TTACGATCACTTTGGAAGTAACGACATTGATAGCATTGTTAATAATGTTCGATATTTTGCCAAAGCACTTGAATGTAAATACGTTTTTCTTGACCATGTCTCTATCGTAGTTTCAGCGCAATCTAATAACGATGAACGTAAAGCTATTGATGAAATAATGACAAAGTTGCGAATGTTGACACAGGAAACTGGAATATGTCTATTCGTTGTTAGTCACTTGAAACGTCCTGATGGTAAGGGTTTTGAGGATGGCGCACAGGTATCTATCTCAGCATTGAGAGGATCTGGTTCTATTGCTCAATTATCCGATACCGTCATCGGTTTAGAGCGTTCTAGTCAGCATCCTGATCCAGTTGAGCGAAACACAACAACGGTTAGGGTGTTAAAAAACCGTAATTCTGGTCAAGTTGGACCTGCTGGACGCTTGCTTTATGATTTAAAGTATGGTAGAATGGTGCAGCGTTTAGATGAGGAGGATGCTAACTCATTATGAGAAAAATCATAATTGATATTGAAACAGACAGCACTGCCAGTAAGATTTGGTGTGCTGTCACCAAAGACTTAACTAACAAGGAGGTTAAAGTATGGACGGAAGCAAGAGAGTTACAAAAGTATCTAAAACCAGAAGATATCTTGATTGGACACAACGTAATAGGGTTCGATGCTCCAGTTCTAAGGAGGCTGTGGCATTTGAATATCGACTCAAACCAGTTGAGAGACACCTTAATTATGTCAAGACTACTAAACCCAGTAATGGAAGGCGGTCACAGTCTAAGATCTTGGGGTCTAAGGTTAGGAAATCAAAAAGAAGAGTTTACAGACTTCGATGGAGGCTTAACTGATGAAATGCTTAAATACTGTAAGCAAGATGTTGAGGTCACTGCTCAGCTTTATGAGAGAGTTAGCAATGATCTATTGGATTGGGGTATTTCAACCGATCTGGAACATTCTGTCGCTGTCATCATTCAGAAGCAAGAGGAAAACGGATTCAAGTTGGACATTAGAAAAGCTATGTCCCTCTTGGTGGAATGGAAGAAGCGACTTGGAGAGATTGAAGAAGAACTACAGCAAGTATTCAGACCAATAGTCACTGAGCGTTACAGCGAAAAGACTGGTAAGAAACTGAAAGACAAAGTTGAGATCTTCAACCCAGGTAGTCGTAAGCAGATTGCTGAAAGGCTTATGGCTCTTGGGTGGAAGCCCACTAAACACACTGAGAAAGGTGCGGTGATAGTCGATGAAAAAGTATTGGAAACTATTGACAGACCAGAAGCTAGGCTTATCGAGGAATACCTACTCGTTCAAAAACGGGTGGCTCAAGTTGAATCCTGGATTGACCATGCTGATAACAACGACAGGGTTCATGGTAAGGTCATCACCAATGGAGCGATCACTGGAAGAATGACACACAGTAAGCCGAATATGGCACAAGTACCTAACTTGGGTAGTCCATTCGGTAAAGAGTGTAGATCCTGCTGGACGGTAGATGATGGTAATGTACTTGTAGGTGCAGATGCTTCAGGTCTTGAATTGCGTATGCTTGCACATTATATGCGTGATCCTGATTACACTAAAGAAATACTTGAAGGTGATATTCATACCAAGAACATGAAGGCTGCTGGACTTACAAATAGAGATCAGGCTAAGACTTTCATCTATGCTTTTCTCTACGGTGCTGGACCAGCTAAGATCGGTGCTATTGTAGGTGGTGGTGAGAAAGAAGGTAAACAGTTAATACAGAGCTTCCTGTCTAACACACCAGCCTTAAAAGCATTACGTTCTAAGGTTGATAAAGTATCTGAACAAGGTTGGCTTCCTGGTCTTGATGGTAGGCATCTGATTGTCAGATCACAGCACGCTGCACTCAATACTTTGTTACAAGGTGCTGGTGCAATAGTTATGAAAAAGTCTTTAATTATCTTGACAAATAAGTTAAAACATGATAGAATACTCGGCTCGTTTGTTGCTAATGTGCATGATGAGTGGCAGATCGAGACTAAGAAAGAATATGCCGAATCTGTAGGTGAAGCTAGCGTACAGGCAATTCGGGATGCAGGACTTGCTCTCAAGCTACGATGTCCCCTTGATGGTGAGTTTAAAATAGGTACTAACTGGGCATCAACACACTAAAAGGAAAATTATGGCTAGTCTAAAACCAGTTGTAGTAAAAGCAGATATTATGTGGGCTTACTTGGATACTCCAAACAAGAAAAGTAAGAAGTACCAAGTTGACCTATGTCACTTGTCTGATGAGGCTGTAAAAGCTCTAAAAGATTCTGGTGTCAGAGTAAAAAATGACAAACCAGACAAAGGTTCTTACATTACTGCTAAGTCTAGTAAGTATCCTATCAAAGCAGAGCTAGAGGATGGCTCACCAATTGAGTGTAAAGTAAGTAATGGTTCTAAAGCTATAGCAACCATCAAGCCTTACACTTGGAACTGGGATGGTGATAGTGGTGTAGGTGTGGGTATCAACAAATTGGTTATTACTGATTTGATTGAATACGTTGAGGGTGGTTCAGCAGCAGAGCAACCCTTGTAATTTGTCTAAGTCAATGAATAATGCGAAAGCACTCATTGACGGAGATATTCTGGTCTATAGGATTGGATTCTCTGCTAATGACCCTGAAGAAGAAAGGTTTGCTATTTCTAGGATGGGTAATTTTGTGGATAACTTGATTAGGGTAAAGGGTATCGACTCCTATGAAGGTTACCTTACAGGGAAGAAAAACTATAGATCAGAAATTGCTGTTACTTACAAAGAGAATCGTAAAGACGCAAGAAAGCCAGTTCATTATGATTCTCTGCGTGAGTATCTTATATCTAAGTGGAAGTTTGAAGTAATTGATGGACAAGAAGCCGATGACGCTATAGGAATCAAAGCGTATGAACTACCAGAAGATTCCTATTGTGTTATGTCTATTGATAAAGACTTAGACATGATAAGAGGGTGGCATTATAACTTCGTCAAAGAAGATTTGTATTATGTGACTGAGAAGGAGGCTATTAAGAATTTCTACATTCAGATTCTAACTGGGGATCGAGTGGATAATATTCCTGGTCTTAAAGGTATTGGTCCAAAGAAAGCAATAAAGTTTCTAAAGGATTGTAAGACTGAGGAAGATCTTTTCAGTGTCGTGCTAGAAAAGTACGATAACGACATTAACACATTAACTGAGAGAGCTAGACTATTATGGATCAGGAGAAAAGAAAACCAGATATGGCAGCCACCCCAGACATAGCATACATTGAATGGGATGATGCCTGTGCTGATGCAGGTTGGGAAATCACAGAAAAGACAGACATTCATCATGTTGCAACTGTTGGTTTCATTGTAGCAGAGGACAAGAAAGCCATAACAATAGCGGTATGTTGGGCTGGTCCTGAATCTAACTCTAGGATACATATACCAAAGGGTTGGATCAAGAAGATCAAAAGAGTTAAACTTGATAAACTTTTAGGAAGGAAAAAGCCATTAAAACCCAAAGCGCAAAAGCAAAAGGAAGAAAACTCCAACAATGGTTTAGGGACGAAATCATTGAGAAATTTAGCTTTTCCAGGTCCGATGTAAGAAGCACTAGTATGGGTGCTGGTGGTGAAGATATACTGTTTAGTCAGGAGGCAGGTGATAAGTTAGGCATCTCTGTAGAATGTAAATCAAGAAGTTCTATTGGTGTCTATGCTTTCTACTCTCAGGCTGCGGATAACACTCCTGAAGGTAGAGAACCTGTCCTTGTGATTAAGCAGAACCATTCTAAGCCACTGGTTGTAGTAGATGCTGTATATTTTATTGACTTGCTTGAAAGGGTAAAATGAGACACTTAGTCATTCCTGATACTCAATGTAAGCCAGGTAACTCATTTGAACATTTAGAATGGGCTGGTCATTACGCTGCAAAGACTAAGCCTGATGTGATTGTCCATCTTGGAGATCATTGGGATATGCCTAGTCTAAGTATTTATGATGTTGGTAAGAAAGCATTTGAGGGCAGGACATATAGTCAAGATATCAAAGCTGGTAATGAAGCTATGGATATCTTTATGAAACCTATCCTCGATGAGCAGAAAAGATGTAGAGACAATAAGAAGAAAGTATGGAAGCCTAAGAAAGTATTTCTTATTGGTAACCATGAACAGAGGATCGAAAGAGCTATCGAATCAGATAGGAAGCTAGACGGTTTGATAGGATACTCTGACTTTAATTTAAAGAAGTACGGATGGGAAGTCCATGATTTTCTTGAAGTTCCTATCATCAATGGAATAGCGTACAGTCACTACTTTACTTCTGGTGTTATGGGTAGACCTGTAACTAATCCTGGTTTATTGTTGCAAAAGAAACACATGAGTTGTATCATGGGTCATGTTCAGGATAGAGATATATCTTTTGGACGTAAAGCTGATGGCACAGGAATTACTGGCATCTTTGCTGGTATTTTCTATCAGCATGATGAAAAGTATCTCAGTCCACAGACTAATGGTTCATGGTCTGGAATCTGGATGCTGAATGAAGTAAATGATGGTAGCTTTGATGAGATGCCTGTATCAATTAATTACTTGAGGAAAACTTATGGACGTTAAAGAGACACTAGATCAGAGAGAAATGCAATATGGTTATTACAAGATTGTAGGTGAGATCAGTCAGGGTATTAAAGATGTTATGAGGAAATCACCTAATTATTTTATAATGCCAGAATATGCCAGAGAGAGTTGTGATATGATTGCCAATAAGTTAGCTAGAATTCTAAATGGTAATTATTATCTCAATGATTCTTGGCACGATATTAGTGGTTATGCGTCACTTGTCGTCATGACAAATGAAGATTTAAATAAGGAACTAAACGATGAACCTGACGATAGATGAATTAAAAGATAAGCTCATGCAGTTTGATGAAACAACAATAATAGAGTTGCTTGATCTTACTTCTGCTGATATACTCGATAGGTTCGAGGATGTAATCCAAGATAAATATGACACACTTGTAAAGGAAATATGATGATGGACTTTTACCAGCAATACATTGCTAAGTCTCGATACTCTAGGTTTTTAGATAATGAAAACAGGAGAGAGGATTGGTTTGAAACTGTAGACCGTTACATGGACTTTATGAATAAACATTTAGAGTCCAAACATAGTTACAAGATGCCTGTTGAGATTGACTCAGAGCTTCGTGAGGCAATTAAAAACTTAGAGGTAGTTCCCTCTATGCGATCTATCATGACTGCTGGTAAAGCCCTAGAGAGGGACAATACAGCAGGGTATAACTGTAGCTATCTACCAGTGGATGATCCTAAGTCATTTGATGAAGCTATGTATATCCTACTCTGTGGTACTGGTGTAGGGTTTAGTGTCGAACACAAATACATAGCTAAGTTACCTGATGTTCCTGAGAAGATGTTTGACTCAGACACTACTGTGGTTGTAGCTGACAGCAAAGAAGGTTGGGCTAAAGCACTTCGTCAAGTGATAGCATTGCTATACTCTGGTGAAATACCTAAGTGGGATGTATCTAAGATAAGACCTGCTGGTGCTAGACTTAAGACCTTTGGTGGTAGAGCTAGTGGTCCTGGTCCTCTCAATGAGTTGTTTGAGTTTGTTGTTCGTAAGTTTAAAGCTGCTGCTGGGCGTAAACTAAACACACTTGAGTGCCATGATATCATGTGTAAGGTGGCAGAGGTTGTGGTAGTAGGTGGCGTTAGACGTTCTGCTATGATCTCTTTGTCTGATCTTGAGGATGACAAGATGCGTCATGCTAAGACAGGCAACTGGTGGGTAGATAATCCACAAAGAGCTTTAGCTAATAACTCTGCTGTGTATAGTGAGAAGCCAGATGTAGGTCAATTCTTAAATGAGTGGACCAGCTTATATCAGTCACACTCTGGTGAACGTGGTATCTTTAATCGTGAGGCTGCAGTAGAGCAATCTAAGAAGAATGGTCGTAGAGATTACGAGCAAGAGTTTGGTACTAATCCTTGTTCTGAGATTATACTCAGACCTTATCAGTTCTGTAACTTATCAGAAGTAGTTGTCAGAGAATCAGATACTATCTATGATCTTGAGCGTAAGGTTAGACTAGCTACGATACTAGGAACGTATCAATCTACGATGACTCACTTCCCTTATCTTAGAAAGATATGGCAACGTAACACAGAGGAAGAGAGATTGCTTGGTGTATCTCTTACTGGGATATTAGACAATAAAATATTAGGAGCTAATGTTGAACAGACTAAGACGCTTTTACAGAGACTACGTTTGGTTTCTGTCGATACAAACTTGGAGCTTGCAACTGATCTTGGCGTTCAGCC